AATCGAGCTATTCAAGGCGACCATCGCTATTTACGGTGTGGAAGTGCCCACGGAAGCCATGACCCTGATTGAGAAACACTTCGCAGCGAAGGCCAAAAAAGCGGACGAGATTGCCGAACAGACGAAGCCCACTCAACCCGCGCCAGTACCCGCCGCACCAGTGGAGCAGCCAGAGCCGGACCAGCCTCCCGCGCCCAAGGCGTTCGACCAGTGGGAGCGCAAGGCGCAGAAGCGGCTGAAAGAAAAAGGCTCGGCGGCTTGCGAGTTTGTCAGTGACGAAATCAGCGCCGTTGAAAACGAGCGCATCGCGGCAGCCCTGCCCCTCTGCAAGACGGCTGAAGATGTGCGCGGCGTGTTTGTCTCGCGCCCGGTCGATCAAATCAAACGAGCCTTAGACTGGCTCGAAGCTCACGAAACGATAGGAGTCAACTAATGGCAGGATCATCTGTAACCATCACACGCAAGCGCCTGGGCGACGTCATCAAGCTGAAATTCGCCTGGGTATCGGATGACGCGGCGGGTACAGCCAGCGGCGCAACCTCATTTGAGGTGGTCGGCGTTCCGCAGCGCTTCACCACCGTGCCCAGCGGCGGCGGCACAGCCCCAACCGACAATTACGACATCACCCTCAAGGATGAGGACGGGATCGACATTCTGAACGGCCTGGGCGCGGATCGCAGCGCCACCCTAACCCAGCACAAGACCGGAAACGATGGGCTGGTTTTGACCGCGGCGACTGCGCTGACCCTGGCTGTAGCGAACGCCGGGAACAGCAAACAAGGAACCGCCTATCTGTATTTGATCGCTCTTGGAGCCAGCCCGCTCTAATGGACATTGAACTGCGCCTGCTGGCAGAACTCAACCGGCGGATTGAGGCGATCAAGACCATCGAGCAGTACACTCGCCAGATGCGCCAGTATGCCCGTGATTACTACACGGGCAAGATTGACGACGGCGGCTTTCTCGACAAGATGATTGCCGCCGTGGGCGAGCAGTTCAAGCGCGCCTGGTACGAGGGGATGCGCGAAAATGGGCTAGACCCTACCCGCGATATGACCGAGGAATGGCAGGCGCGCTTAGATTTGCTGGTTGAGCAGGAGCAGGGCTTTATCACCAATTTGGCCGACCTCATCAACGGTCAGCGCGAAAAGCAGGCGGGCATGGACGCGATCTATAACCGGGTCGATGTGTGGGCCAGCAATTACGGCGCCATTCGCCAGGCGGCTATCGTGGAAACCAAGCGTCAAATGCTGGTCTGGCACCTGGGAGCCACAGAGGTGCATTGTTCGAGCTGCTCCGCGCTGAATAGCCTGGTCAAGCCTGCGAAGGAATGGGAAGCACGCGGCTACTACCCCCGCGTGAACGGCGCGGAATACCTGGAGTGCCACGGTTTCAACTGCGACTGTGAACTGGTGCCAACCGATGAGAAAGAGAGCGAACGGGATTTTCCGGCGCTGCCATAAAAACGCCTCTCTGCTTTCCGCTACGGTCATACTCACGGCTAGGCTTATGAGAGGCAAGGATATTATAGCATGACTCAATTGACCATCAAGGTTCACGGCGAATTAGTCCATGCTGGGCTGCAGGACCTGGCGGCGGAGCTTCCCAAAATCGGTGCGCGGCAAATTCGCAAGGCGTTGTACACCGCACAAAAGCGGATGGGCAAGCCAGGTCGCAAGCCATCCTACCCGATCCGCTGGGACAGCGAAAAGCAGCGTCGGGCTTATTTTGCTACCGATGGTTTTGGGGGCGGCATTCCCTACCGGCGCACGGGCGAGTATGAGCAGGGCTGGAAGTTGGAAGCCCTGGACAACGGCTATCGCCTATCGAACGACAGCAAGGCCGCGCAGTATGTGGGCGGCGATGCTTACGGCGTGGTTCATTCGGGCATCCACTCGGGCCGCTGGGCGGTATATCGCGATGTGGTCGACGAGGAAATCGAAAAATTACCAGATGCTATCGAGCAGGAAATCCGCATGGTGGCACGCCGCGAAGGGCTGGCGTGATCTAATTGCGGGGGCATATTGTACAATGATGGTGTAAGCGAAATCGAATAGTCCGTTCGTCAGGCAGCCAGAGGCGCGCAAGCGCGGCAGAAAGGGCGAACGGGCATAAGCGCAAAAGGCCAGCAGGCGGCGCGTTAGTTTCCCAAATTTTGGGAGATTGACGCGCCGTTTTTTTTATTGAGGTGGACATGGAAGAAGAAATCAAGATTGGCGCACGCAATAACCGCAACGACCAGCGGCGCATTCAAGATGCACACGACCTGCTTGTAGAGAACGGGGCGGTATGCGATGGACCTAAATCCCTGGACCCCGCTGAGGTTCTTGTCCTTATTGGTGGCGAAGTAAAGGCTCTGGCAGACGGAAAGGTAGGGGGCTATTTGACGCGCTTCTCCTCGCCGAACGATCCCGATCTGACCGGGGATTTCTTCACGAGTGAAACGAACTTTGGGGCGGCAACGACCAGCCCCGTTCTCTACCAGCACGGCATGGATGCCAAGATGGGCCGCCGCCAAATCGGGGCGGGCGCGCTGCGTAAGGATGACGTGGGCGTCTGGATCGAAGCGCAACTCAACCTGCGCGATGAGTACGAGAAAGCCGTTTATGAACTGGCGAAGGCCGGCAAGCTGGGCTGGTCGTCAGGCACCGCCGGGCACCTGGTTGAGCGCGAGCCCGCCGGGAAAGCTCTATGGATCAAGTCCTGGCCGTTGGGCCTGGACGCTTCCCTGACCCCAACCCCTGCCGAACCGCGCAATAGTGCCATATCGCTCAAATCGTTGTTACCGGATGATCTGCCAGAGGCAGGCGGCGAGCCTGCGGTGGATGCCGCTACAAACCCTAACCCTATCGAGGTAAAAGCAATGGAACAGACCGAAATCGAAAAAATTGTAGAGGCGAAACTCGCCGAACGCGAAGCCGCCGTGAAAGCCGCCGAAGTCAAGGCCGCCGAAATCAAAGCCGCCGAAGAAGCCGGCTACAAGAAAGCCATCGAAGAAGTGCGCAGCCGCGGTTATAAGTCGGCCGCCTTCAACACCCAGCCCCTCGGCTTCTCCGAGGAAAAAGATGCCGTGCCTGGTTTCCTGCATTGGACCAAGACGGGCCAGGAAAACGGCGCGTTGATCCGCCCCGATGCCAATATGCTGGCGATCAAGGGTGCGGGCGATGCCTTCAACATCACCACCGCTGCCTCCGGCGCCGCCCTCGTACCCGACCCCCTGTATAACCAGATCATCGCCAAGCGCAACCCGGCGAGTTGGGTACGCCAGGCTCCTTGCTCCTTCTTCACCACCAACAGCGATCATCTCCTGATCCCGCGTGAAGTGACCAGCCATACCGCGTTTGTTGTGACCGCAGAAAGCGCGGCCTATGACGAGAACGAAGGCACGGTCGGTCAGGTAGATTTGGCCCTGTCCAAGTACACCAAGATGGTGCAGGCGAGCGAGGAATTTTTACTCGGCGATAACACCAACTGGGAAACCTGGCTGATGAAAGCCCTCGGGCGGGCCGAAGCCGTGACCGAAAGCACCCTGGCCACCACAGTTCTTCTGGCGGGGGCAACCGCCGGCACCGCGGCCGCAGCTCAGGCGGCCCTGACCATCGCGGAAATGGAACGCCTCGCCGGCACGCTGGGCGACGGCTACGCCATCGAAGGCGAAACCGGCTACCTGATGAAACGCGCCACCAAGTTCTATCTGCGCGGCATTCAGCTTGCCTCCGCCCAGGCGTGGAACTTCGGCGGCGAACCCGTTTGGACGTGCGCCGATATGCCCGCGATGGCGCAGGGCTTGTACTCAACCTTGTTCGGCAACTTCCAACTGTTCGCAGTTTTGGAACGGCCTGGCATGATGATTCAGCGCAATCCGTACCTGCACATGGGCACCGGCGAAGTTGACTTCTTCGCCACCATTTTCCGTGGTTACGCCGTGCTGCAGAGCGAAGCGTTCTACAAGATGGCGCAGGCGTAATCGATCTAATCCAATCGGGGAGGGGCAACCCTCCCCATAAGGAGAACCGAGAAATGAGAATTTCCAGATTTGGAACGAACTTCAAGATTGTGCCCGCTATTGTCCCGACCGCCGGCGCGGTAGCGGCTTTCACGGCGACCGAAGTCAACTGCACCGGTTATGACCGGGTTTGCTATGTGGTCATCATGGGCGCCGCCGCTGCTGGCGCAACAATGTCCTTTAAGGTGACTGAAGCGGCAGCCACCGGCATGGGTGGAGCCGCCGACATTACCAACGCCGCGAGCGCCGGTCTAACCAAGGCCGCGCACGAGAACAAAATCTGCACCTACGACATTCCCGTCAACCCCGCGAAACTGTTCCAGAAGTGCGCCGGGGCCGTTGGAACTGACACCTTCGCCAATGCGGCCATCGCGATCCTGTACAAGAAAAATAACACTTCGGCAGTCGCAAGCTACCCGGTAGATACCGCGTATGCGACTGAAGCGGTAGTCGTCTAACTCTCTCCTCCCTCCTCGGGCTGGCTGGCTATTTGTACCTGCCAGCCAGCCCCAAAGGTGAACGATGACCATCACGAACGGTTACACAACCCTGGCACTCTGGAAGGCGCGCGCGTCCATCTCCTCGACCAATGCGGCGGACGATGCTTTGATTGAGACGCTGATCGAACAGGCCAGCCGGACCATTGACACTTACACCGGGCGGCGCTTCTTCGCGACCGGCGAGGATGAGACGCACACCTATACCGCCGAGGCTTCCGGCATCCTGTTCACGGATGACATTCTTTCGATCACCACCCTGAAGACGGATGAGGACGGCGACCGGACCTATGAAATCAC